AAAAACTGAACTCGCGTAACAGTTTTAAACTCCAAAGAATCCTCTTTATTTGCAGATGTGATTTCAATAGCAAACGCCTCTGCAAAGCGCTTGATATTTTGGTTTGTATATATTTGCCTATAATCACTAGACACATATTTGAGATTATCATCTCCATAATTTATTAATGAAACCACATTAAAAAAATTAACTTCTTCCGACCCAATGGCCACAAAATCGGTTGGCAACTGTTTATCAGGGTGTCGAAAAATATATAAACAGTAATAAAATTGCAATATCTGCAATATACATTCACATATACAATTAATAATTGCTGTTCCGAACACTCCAGATGGCATTTTATTGTGCATTATAAAAACTTCATTTCCAATAATCATAATATATTGACCAAAAGCCTTAAGTATAGCTTCAACACGTAATAATTCAACAATATTATCAGGATCCTTATAATAAGGACATTCTTGTACAAGAAGCCACATAACATATACACCATAAGCTAACACCAACAGTCGCTTATCATATTTTGAATAGTCTGCATCCATCCAACCTACATCAAACAAGAATTTACTAATTTCAAAATCTGATACAATTCTTTGATACATATATTGTAAACGTTCATGAAATTCTGAACCAATAGCATTCATACCTATTTGTGCAAATAACACATCTCTATTTGCCATAAACAAATCACACAGTGGGCTCAAATACATACGGCATAGCATTAGAAAATCTGCATTGCCAGAAAAGAAAACACGTTCTAAACCATCATCAATTTTAGATTGTTTTATAATCTCATCTTTAAGTGAAGCCACGGCAATATTAAAGGTGTAACCTTTTTCATCAATGTGCTTCAAAACTTCCATAAGATGTACTGCATAATCTGCTGTAAAACAGGGCTCCTCCAATGGCCCTTTCACCAAATCTGCCTTTATCTTACCAGACATTGGAAAACCACATGATGCATCCAAACGCAAAGGGTTCGTATGAGATGTACCCCTAATAACTTCATGTATAAATAAAGGTCTAACATATGTTAACTGATCGTGCAAGACTGGCAATATATGCTTAAAACAAATATGGGCAGCCGCTATAAATGGTTGTTCAAAAATAGGTTCCCCACATGTTGACATTTGTCGTATAGCACCAACCATTGAATTTACCCATTCACCAGCATCATTGGTGAAATGATGTAATTTAGGGATGCCATATAAAGACAAATTTGAACTAAAAGTCATAGTCTTATCATAGAGAACACTCTTCGAAAAATGTGATTCACATCTAACAGGGTGTTTCTCCATAGACCCAACATACTCACCCATAGCTTCAAATTCTGCCTTAGTGAGATGATTAAATATGGATCGCTTATCTATCTGAGTTTTAAGTTTATATCCAGTCTTCTTAAAATAATCAGTCACTATATTTTGATTCAATGGTCTTGTTAGCATAGTATCATCAGCTACACACTTACCATCCCCATCCCATCGGTGTTTTCGAGACCAAAAAGGACTAACCATCATATATCCTAAGCCATTAGGATCAGGATTCCTTAACCGTTTACTTTGGATGCCTATAAGCATTTTTTCAACAGTCTT